CCTAATTCCACGTTATACGCTGAATCAGGTGTTGGCGCAAGATATATTGTATTGTGATCCCACCATGACCAATACTTTGGTGTGCTTGTAGCAGTTCTGTCTGGCCAATATTCATTCATATAACTTATGTCGCGATGTTCTAAAAAATCTCTTGTTGGTGTTCCTGATGCAGGAAATATATGTACAGTTCTTATTGTAGCAAGTGACGTAGGATCTGGTGACGTTCCACCGGGTAAAGATAAGAAAGGATTACTTGTTACAAGTGTAACTGATTGATGTGATTTGAAAACATCAAGATCTGCTTCTTTCAATATTCTATTTTCTGTGTGTTCGATAAAATCGTTTGTAATTGTAGATGTCAACACATCACTACTAGTTTCTGTGTAATCTAAAATCTGCTGTGTTAGTTCTGCGTATGTAGTCATTAATTACTCACTGTTACTGGACCAGAAGATGCTTGTCCTCCACCACCACTACCAGTTGTAGACGGTGCAGTTGTTACTGTAAAAGTATAAATATCATCATCTGTTTTTGTTATACTAAAACCTGTTGATACCTCTATCTCTGACTCAGAAGCACCAAACAAGTTACCAGAAACAGTTCTAAATCTTACTGTGTCTCCCGTAGATCTTTTGTGACCTGGTTCAAATACAGATACAGTTGTGCTAGAAGCTGTAAACTTAAATGGGTTTAAAGGTAACAATCTTTCTGTAGGATTTTCCACTCTTGCTGGTCTAGGAAATTGTAAGGCTATTGCATCAGGCATGTGCTTGTTGGGTCTGTCCTGTGGTGTCTTAGGTTCAAACTCACTTTTGTGCACACGTGCGCCATTCCATTCTACGACCATTTCTGTGTATGGATATTCCATACCACTACGGTCAGAAATAAACTTTGCGTATTTTCCTGTTGCGTAAGCCATCTACTAGCTCCAGGTATACTTGCCGCCTTTTGTGGCAGCACCCATTCCTAGTTTAGTACCAGACACTTTACCGTCTTGAGTTTGACCTTTGCCAGAAGTGGCTTGAGCTTTTACTCCTTCAGGTGTGATGTCTTGTGCTTTACCTTTTGCTGGTGCAATACCTTTTGTAGTTACAGCAGCAGCCTCTACAGCAGTAGGGATATTGTTTTGACCTCTACCGTAAGAACCCATCTTTTGATTAGATCCTTCTCTAGTGTTAGCTGTTTGGCTATTATATCTTGGGTTGCTCATTCGTCCTCCTTTTTACAAGCGCAATCACAACATGCACATTGACCACCACAACAAGCTCCGCTGTTGCTGCAATGACACTCATGATTACATTTTTCACATATTGGCATATAACCTCCTATGGTGTGTACGCCCGTGCTGGTTCAATTCTAAAAGAAACTCTTTCTCTATCGTTTTCACTAGCACGTTTAAACTCTTCATCATACACCGCTTTTAAGTTTGCACTTAACATCGGTGCTCTTTTCAAACTTATATAGTATGCCAAACCTGCAGTCAAACAAGGAAGAAAATAGAAAGGCACATCAGCTTCGTTAGTATAACTTCCTGCATCTTCTATTCTAGCAAGATAAAAATACTTGAATATGTATGCTTTATCAGGGCTAGGATATAAGAACAAAGTCATATCGTTTGCTGGTCTACCACTGCTGCTAGATCCTCCAGTTGTAACTGTACCAGGAACTAAAGCAAACTGTGTAGGTCTTGCGTCTCCTGATGATGAGTTTTCTTTCTTACTTAAATTTATAAATTCAGTTCTAGATATTCTGTTAACAGCAACATCAGTTGTGTTACTATCACCTTCAAGATTAGAAGTTGCACCTGCTGTAGTTGTTACAACAGCATCTACTATATCTATAACATTTTGATCAATAGCGTAGAAGTTTGTACCTGCAGTCAATGTTTGTGTTGCATAAGTTATGCTCCACAAATTTAAACCACGGTTTGCCCATTCTGCCAACATCAAGTTCATAGATCGTCTAGCTGTTTTTAAATCATAGCCAGTACGAGTCTCTAGCTGACATCTTTCGAATGCTTCCTCTATTATCTCCTCTATTGAGAGGTTAAAGGTTTGTGTGCCTGAATAAGCCATCTAAACCTCTAATATATTTTTTGAAATTGTGCTACGACTGTATAAACGTTACCATCGTCAGCTGCACTTGGAACTACAAAGTTTACATCGCTTTGGTTGCTGTTAGATGATTGATCTGCTGGTATGCCACCAAATTCTCTAAAGTCCCAATACGCTGCACCTGTTAGTGCCAATATAGGAATATCTCCATCAGAATCTTCTTCGTCCAAACGAGCAAAAGAGTCACCTCCATCGCCACCTTGACATGAATACCAGATTCTTTGTAATCCTAAATGTGCTACAGCTGTGCCATCGTTTCTAGCATCTAATGCTGAAACATCGCCAAATACTGTTGTGCTGCCTGTTCCGTCTGATTGAACTACAATTTTGATAACAACTTGTTTGTCGTTTTGTTGTAGTATTGTTGGTCCTGTTACTGTGTCTGCCATGTTCCCTCCTTAATCAAGAACTGTGGGGCCGTAGCCCCACATTGTTAGTTT